TAATGACAAGCAATCCTATGAGGCTAGTGAAGAAGATGCAGACTAAACCTCGCAAGGTTATGTGGACATATGATCAGGTTAGGCAGTTCTTGGATACTGCTTACAGCGAGTTTGAGTGGAGGAGCATTGGACTAATAGTTCACATGGCATATAACTTTGCTCAGAGGATAGGTGATATGCGATCCCTCAGGTGGGATAACATAAACTTTGAAGAGCGTAGGTTAGACCTTGAGCAATCCAAAAGAAGAGCTGAGGTGCATATACCTATAACTATACATATGTATCGAATGTTAGAACAGCAGCGCAAAGACTTTGGTTTTCAAGAATACGTTGCACCACATCCCTACCCTAGAAACGGAGGGTATGCTATATATACTGATGTGGATATTAGTAGAATGGTAAACAGAGTAAAAGAGGCAGCGAACCTGCCAAAAGAATTAACAGCAATGGATATGAGAAGGACAGCTATAACAGAGATGGTAGAGGCAGGAGTGGACACAACGCAGATCATGGCTGTGTCAGGACATAACTCGCCTCAATCAATGCGTCCATATATCCGACACACATACAAATCAGCAGCGAGTGCTTTAGAGAGGAGACAAAAGAACAATGGTGAACAAACCTACTAATGATTTTATAAGACGATTAGATGTGAAAGAGGGAGAAACAGTAACACTAGATTGTCCTATCTGTGATGGAGTGAAGAAGTTTACAGCAACAAACAAGGAAGGATTAATTATATACAACTGCTACAGGAATAGTTGTGATGTTAAAGGTGCAACTATGACACCGATGTTAGTGGAAACTATCAAGAATAAGATACAGGGTGTAGAGGAGAAGGTTACACCCAAGAAGTTTGAGATGCCTGAGTATATAACGGATGGTAACAATGCTTATGTGCAGCGCTTTAGAAGACGTTGGGATTTAAACATAGAGCTGCTGTATGATTGTAAGAGTCAACGAGCTGTGTTTCCTATCTACAAGAACGGCAGGGTTGTTGATGCAATAGGCAGAGCTTTATATAATGCTCAACCTAAATGGTACAAGTATGGAGGCGCAGCAAAATATTATTCCTACTGCATCAAGCCTAGCAAGAGTATAGCTGTAGTCGTTGAGGACGTTGTGTCAGCAGCAGTTATTGGGGAGAACTTAATAGGTGTTACAGGTGTAGCATTGTTAGGTACAAGCTTGTTGAAAGAGCATAAAGAATATATCGATACCTTTGACAAAGTTATTGTGGCTCTTGATCCTGATGCTGTTGGTAAGACTATTCAGTATACCAAAGAGCTAAAAAGTTATTGCGATCCGTCAGAAGTTTATGGACTACAGATAGAAGATGATCTAAAATATAAACGTCAAAAAGATTTTGATAAACTAAGGGAGATGATACATGGTTAAGTGTAGATTATGTAAGTGTGAATTAGTTGTAGCAGATAATTGGACACAAAAGCGTAAAGACCACGCAATGTATATTTGTCAGCCTTGTGAAAGAGAGGAGGTAAAAAGTAGAAGAATGACTGTAAATGGAAAGTATATACCTAAATCACATCCATTATATAAGCCTGGAAGATATAAGACATTTAATGATGCTGCGTTTTCTTCTTTGATTAATTATGTACTGTCAACAGAGGGAGAAGTTTACATACTAAAGAACCCTGCGTGGAAGAATTGGTACAAGATAGGTAAGGCTATTGAATCTAAAGATAGATGTAATGGTTATCAAACAGGTAGTCCTCACAGGGATTACGAGTTAGTCACCTACAAAAAGTTTAAGCATAGAGGTGTGGCAGAAAAGATGGCACACTCATTGGCTGAGAGTTTAAGTCGTAAAAGATTAAACGAATGGTTTTACATAGAGAACTTAGGTAAGGAAGACTTTGACAAGATGTTGGGTCTTATTGATGGATTAATAGAGGAGAAGATACAGAATGATAGAACTAGCGCTAATTAGGAGCTTGATGCAGAAAGACTTTTATGAAGATCATAGGGGCAGCAAGTGTCCTGACAGGCTCTTCAGTAAAGATGTACGCAAGATCAAGAATACTTTGGACGAGGCTATGGGCAAGCATGAGAGAAACTTATCTCTGACAGAACTACAGGCTTTATTCTTTTCTGACAATGGCACTATGACCTCAGCAAACAAAGCATCCTTTGAGGTTTTGTTTAGTAAGCTGTCTAAAGAAGAGCCGATGAACAATGACATAGCCAAAGAAGTTTTGTCTAAGTTGTTTCAACAGATGGTTGGGGAGGAGGTAGCCAATATAGGATTTGATTATGTCAATGGTACAAAGAACAACCTCGAACCTTTGCGAAACATATTAGATAACTATCAGGATGACTTCACACCTAGCTTTAAGTTCAAAGGTGACGACATATCTTTCAACACATTGGTTGATCACCTCAATCTAAAGTTTCAATGGAAGTTTAACATACCCTCGCTGCGTAGACGAGTAGAGGGTTTGAGTGGTGGACACTTTGTCATAGTGGGTGCTAGACCTAATACAGGGAAAACATCCTTCCACGCTAGTATTATAGCCTCTGAGGGTGGATTTATAGAACAAGGTGCAAAGTGCGTGGTTTTGTGTAATGAGGAGGCATATAAGCGTGTGGGTTTGAGATACCTTTATTGCAAGTCTAATATGTCTAGTGATCAAGTATTGGAGAACAGGAAGTTAGCGCTAGAAAGATACGATCCTCTGCGAAACCTTCTATCTATAAAGGATGCCACAGATAAGAATATGGACTACGTTGAGCAGCTCGCCAAAAGCGTTAACCCTGACATCATAGTTCTTGATATGGGTGACAAGTTTGCAACAGGTGGATCAGAAAGAACAGATATTTATCTAAAAGAAGCAGCTATTCACGCAAGAAACATTGCCAAAAAATATAATTGCGTTATCATTTGGATGTCCCAACTTTCAGCAGAGGCTGAAGGTAAGATAAATGTTAACCAATCTATGCTTGAGGGTAGTAAAACAGGGAAGGCAGCAGAGGCAGACTTAATGTTATTGATTAGTAAGAACCCTGACATTGAAGGACAGGACAGTAATGACCCTCAGCGCCACATTCGATTGGCTAAGAACAAGTTAACAGGGTGGCATGGTGCTGTTCATGTTGAGTTAGATGTAGAGACAGGGAGATATTCAGCGTGACGAGAAAAAAGTACAACAAAATATATATAAGTGTTGATGAGGCTAAATCATTAGGTTTACCTAACAGAATTAGTGGTAAAACTATAAGAGAGGATGGTTATATATTTAAACAATATTATTATTTAACAGATGATATGGGTTTTAAATCAAAACCACTTGAAATGTGGAACAGCTCAGACGCTATAAAAAGAAATAAAATAAGCAAAGCAGTAGACAAAAAAGATACTTCTGACAGAAACAAAAAGTTTTTAAAAAGAATTAAAACTATGTTTGGTTGTACAATTTGTGGGTATAATAAATGCTCAGATGCGTTGCATTTTCATCATGTAATAAAAGAGGAAAAACAACGAGAAGTATCTCAAATGAGACTGTATTCAATAAAAACATTAAAGGAGGAAATAAGAAAGTGTGTTATATACTGTGCTAATTGCCATGCAGAGCATCATTATAATGAAAGAAAGGATAAGTAGACTATGAAGATAATACTTGATGTAGAAAACACCACAACTAAACGAGATGGTAAGCTGCACCTTGACCCATTTGAGCCTGACAACTCTTTGACACTCGTGGGTATCATGGATCATATTAAGGAAGAAGAAAAAACTATATTTGTTTTTGACCATAAAGAAAAGACCATTGAGGATGACTCTGCACAGAAAAAACTACAAGAAGCGCTTGATAATACCTCACTAATCATAGGACATAACCTACAGTATGACCTACAATGGCTGTGGGCATGTGGTTTTAAATACGATGGTGAGATATTTGACACTATGCTAGGGGATTACATACTACAGCGTGGACAAAAAGGGTCTGTTAGCCTGGAAAACTGTGCATTGCGCTACGATTTGGACATGAAGAAGTCTGATACACTAAAGGATTACTTTAGACGAGGCTTTCAAACAGATGAGATACCTCTAGATGAGCTGTCAACCTACCTTGAACAAGATTTAAAGGTTACTAGATCGTTATATTGGAGGCTGCTAGATGAATATGCCAAGTCTGAGTCTGAATCTTTAGTAAATGTAAGGGACACTACCAACAAAGTGTGCAAAACTTTGACAAAAATGTACATGAATGGGTTTAACATAGACAAAACTGCGCTAAAAGAGGTGAGAAAACAGTTTGAAGACGAGCTGCTGCAGATAGAAAATAGGTTAAATGAAAAAGTCAAGAGCTTAATGGGTGATACTCCAATAAATCTTAACTCTCCTGAGCAAGTTAGTCAGGTAATTTACTCTAGAATACTATACGACAAGAAAAAGTGGGCGATAGCCTTTGATACTGTTGAGGGAAAAGAAGAATTTAAACAGGCTGTCAAGGACAATAGTGCTATGATGGTCAAAACAAAGGCTAGTGTGTGTCAAGCTTGCAACGGAAGGGGCAAGGTGTTTAAAACTAAGAAGGATGGGACACGTTTTGCCAAACCAAATCGATGCACAGCCTGTGATACACGAGGGTATAAACTTACTAAGCTAAAACAAATGGCAGGACTAGGGTTTTTTCCTCCATCAAAAGCATGGCTAAGTGCTAACGGTTTCTCCACAAGCAAGGGAAACTTGGATCAGCTTATCAACATAGCTAAGGCTATGGAGATGTCAGAGGCAGAGGCATTTTTGACAGACCTAAAGAGACAAAGTGCTGTGTCAAGCTATCTGTCAGCCTTTGTTGACGGAATAGAACACTACACAAAAGAGGATGGTATGCTCCACGTTAGTCTTACACAGCATGTCACAGCTACAGGACGTTTCAGTGGACGCAATCCTAACATGCAGAATATGCCTAGAGGTGGTACGTTCCCTGTTAAGAAGGTGTTTGTGTCTCGTTGGAACAGCGATGCATTTGGATTGAAGGGTAAGATACTAGAAGCAGACTTTGCACAGCTAGAATTTAGAGTTGCAGCACTTTTATCTCAGGACAAAGTGGCGATGAAAGAAGTGTCCACAGGATTTGACGTTCATTCCTACACAGCAAAGATCATCACTGAGGCAGGGCAACCTACTTCTAGGCAAGAAGCTAAGGCACATACCTTTGCGCCTCTCTACGGAGCTACAGGGTTCGGTAGAACGAAAGCTGAGGCAGAGTATTACACACACTTTATGGATAAATACAAAGGCATAGCCAAGTGGCATAAGAAACTAGGAGACGAGGCTATAAACCTTGGCAGAATAAAGATACCTTCAGGTAGGCAGTATGCTTTTCCTGATGTAGAGAGAAGGGCAAGTGGAACTCCAACACACTTTACCATGATTAAGAACTATCCTGTTCAGGGTTTTGCCACAGCAGATATAGTTCCTATTGTAATGTTGGAGATTGAGACTAGATTAAATGGTTACAAGAGTATGTTAGTAAACAGTGTGCATGACTCTGTGGTATTAGATGTGCATCCGTTAGAGCAGAAGGATGTATTAGGTATTATAGATGATGTAAACAAAAACTTAAAGAGTATAGTAGAGTCCTACTACAACATCGATGTTAATGTTCCGTTATTACTTGAGTCAAAAATAGGTGATAATTGGCTTGACGTTAAAGATGTAGTCTGATAAAATTCGTTTCATAATTTAGGAGAATATACATATATGGAAAACGCATTAGACATAATTGGTAAATCCCCTGCTGACTTGGCAGAGTTGATGGGGATGTCAAACGCTCCTGCAAAAAGCACATCAGCTTTAGCAGAGATTAAACAAGTACATCAGAATGTGATGGGTACAAAGGAAGTAGAAGGCGAGACTATGGAAGTAGCTATAGTCAAGGCAGGAGCTTTCTCTGTTACGTTTCCTGATGATACAATCTATTACAGCAATAAGGTAACTATTCGCCCCTTCATGCAGCGCTTTCAGTTTCAGCGCTATGATAAGCACTATCAGAAGCCTGATGGTGGTGAAGGTAGAATGTTACGAACTGTAATGGCAACGTCTTTGAATGGCGATCTGAAGGACAACTATGGTACATTTAACTGTGGTAGACCTTCAGGCTATGTTAAGGACTTCAAAGCGCTGCCACAAGAGACACAAGACCTCATGCGATCTGTTGATAGGTTCAAGATTGTGTTTGGTCTGTGTACACTTGACAAAGCTAAGGATGCCGATGGTAAACCTGTGGATGTTAAAGAGTTCCCTTTCTTGATGAGGATTAAGAACAGAGATAGCTTTAAGGCTATGACGGATATGTTCAATCAGATTCAGAGAAAGAATAGGCTTCCCATTCAGCACCTGTTACATCTTGGCTCAGAAGTAAAGAGTATACCTAGTGGCGCAACTTATGCTGTGGTTAAGCCTGTATTAGGTAAAGTAGTAGAGATTACCACTGATGACCAAGAAGTGCTGAATAACTTTGTTGAGTGGGTTGAGGCTATGAACTCAATAACAATCAGCAAGTGGGAGGAGCATCGTAGACCTGAGGAACTATCTGATCAGGAAGACGAGATTGCTGCTAACATTGTTGAGATTGAGGAGTAGTCTATGAACCATCCTGCAGAAGTGGCGATCCATACTTTTTTACAAAACGTCATGCTAGGCAAAGCTAGTATGGATAAGGATATTCTTAACCTCGTATCCAAGGATGTAGAGGAGGCTTTGGGTCGTCAATTCTCAGGGGAGAAGAGGAAGTTTAAACTTCGTATGTCTAACATTGGACGTAAGAAATGTCAGCTGTGGTTTGAAAAGAATCACCCTGACGAAAAGATTTCCGACTCTCCTTACTTTCTTATCAACATGGTTCTTGGGGATATAATAGAGGCTGTATTTAAAGGTTTACTAAGAGCAGCAGACGTACCGTTTGGTGATAGTGAACAGGTTTCTTTACCTCTTGAGGGGGGACATGTTGATGGGACATATGACCTCGTACTAAATGGAAAGGTTGACGATGTTAAGTCAGCCTCTCCTTGGGCATACGAAAATAAATTTACAGACTTTGAAACGCTGCAGAGCAAAGACAGCTTTGGGTATGTGTCACAACTCGTTGGCTACTCAAAAGCGAAAGGTGTTCCTGTTGGTGGATGGTGGGTTGTAAACAAAGCAAACGGAAACTTTAAATACATTAGTGCTAGTGGTGTAGATGCTGAAGAAGAGCTGAAGAAGATACAAGACACTGTGGACTACATAAATAAAGACGAGCCATTTGAGAGATGCTACGAGCCTGTAGCTGAGACTTACTATGGTAAGCCTAGTGGTAATATGAAACTAGGTATTGAGTGTAGTTTCTGCTCTTACAGAGATAAGTGTTGGGACAATCTTCAAGTTCTTCCATCAAAAGTTTCTAAGTCGGCTACACCACCTTTGATAAATTATGTAAAACTAGCCGATGCCCAAAATACACTTTAGGAGCAAGTTTGAGGAGA